AGAACTATTCTCTACCAACACTCCCTTTGCATCCAGCTTTTCCTGCAAGATTTCTGTTCTAAACCATTCGGGAATCAGAGCCATTTCTAAGTCTCCGCTATAACCATTGTTTGTCACGGAACGAAAATATACAATTCCGTCCGCATAAAATGGACTGGATTCTCCTTCTGCATCCAGACTGATACTGACAGCTCCCGGAATAGCCTTTGGTACGCCATATTCAAATTTTGTACTTCCCCCTTCTTCCTTTTCTGTCAGTTTTGCAGCATGAACATTTTTCAAGTTGAATTTTACTTTATTTCCCATTACTATACCTCCAATTCATACAACACTTCATACAGTTTTTCTGATTTGATATATGTTTCTGTCTTGTTATAGAAAATCCCCTGTGCATCCAAAATCTTCTCCAATTCTTCTTCAAGTGCAATATCTTTTTTATCCGTGTATAATTCCACATCTAATTGCTTTACTTTAAAGTACACCATCCCATCTGCGGAGAAATTATGGCTTCCCGGAGTAAAATAAATTAAAAATGGCGGCTCCGGAGATTCTCCTTCTGCAAAGTGATGATATGCGATAGGAATTCCGAGACCACCTAATAACTTCATAATATTTTTTAGTTCCATCATTTCAACCCTTTTACAATCTTATCTTCAAGCTGTGATATAGCATAGGATTCCGCTGGTGCAATATGCACTTTTGCTTCTACCCTGCCCCCTCCTCGCTTTGCATGGCCTTTCTCCAATAAATGAGTTAGTCCGGGTTTGCTGCGATTATAAACGACAACCTCTGTTTTACTTGCAGAATCTTTCATCTTTTTCGCAGTCCACCCTTTCTTGTACCCGCCACTATCTGTGGGGGAAGCAGATTGTACCATTTTCTTTGTTTCTTCAGAAACTGTATTGACCGCCTGCTTTACAACATCATCTGTCACTTCTTTGTAATCTTTCAAAGCATTCATGATCTCTGATGCCAATTGATTAGATGTCACCCGTCTGCTCATTCTTTCCACCTCGTATCTCCCGAACTGCTGTCAGTTTCAATTTTTTATGCGCAAACTGCACATCATCCACATAAATGATGTTATAAACCTCATTTTCAAACAAAATCCGATATTGTTTTTTATTGATTTCTCTCAATTTTTCACACCAGCGTAATATAAACACCAATGTATCTTCCGATAGCGTTTCTATATCCGTAACATTTTCTTTTCCAGACGCAAGATTTACATAAGCAAAACATGAATAAAATTTCTCCCAATGAGACTGGTGGTTTCCGATTTCGTCTGTGTGTAATATATGCTTTTGAAGAATAATCCGTTGTCGCATTGAACCAATATCCATCAGAACACCTCCTCACGATTGGAAGAAAGAATATTTTTCAATGTAGGAATCATTTTTTCCGTTTCTTCATTCGTGCCACGGTTTTCAAACATCACACCCACCGCATATAATACAGC